TTAAGAAGTCCTCTGACCTTGGCGGGTCACAGGAAGTAACAATCAAGAAATCTAAATGGAACGGTTCTTTCCTCGGTTCCGTACAAGAAATTTTTAACTAAAAAAGGTAGGTGAAAATAACAATGAGTAATGAACTATTAGCAAAAGCTATGGCAACAGGAACTACAGACACTGGCGATTTCGCTGGCTCTCTTTCTGGAACAGGCGTCCACGTTGGCGCAGATTCCAAGGGTGGCCTTCTAAATCCAGAGCAGTCTGCTCGTTTCCTTGATTATATGTTCGACGCAACCGTAATTGGTAAGGTCGCACGTACAGTTCGAATGAGAGCTGATACAACTGAGATTGACCGCATGTCAGTCGGAGAGAAGCTTATGAAGCTTGCTTCTGAGGCAGATGATACATCTGCAAACTCAGCAGTAACTTTCTCAAAGATTTCTCTAACAACAAAGAAACTTCGCTTAGATTGGGAGCTTTCAACTGAGTCTCTAGAAGACAATATTGAGGGTCCAGATCTAGAAGATCACATTGCCCGCATGATGGCAACACAAGCAGGTAATGATATTGAAGATGTGGTTCTTAACGGAAACACATCTCTTTCATCAGACAACCTTTACAAGTCATTTGATGGCGTTGTAAAGATTGCAAAGGCCAACGGACACGTTGTAGACGCAGCTGGAGCTGCAGTAAGCCGTGCTGTATTTAACAGCGCTCTTAAGGCTCTTCCACGTAAGTACAAGCAACGCCGTGCAGATCTTCGCTTCCTAGCAGGATCAAACCTAATTCAGGACTTCCTATACAACAACAGCATAGGAACAAACCAGACAATTCCACAAGATATTGCTTCAAGCATCATCCGTGGAGATGTCCAACCTGTCTCAGGTCCAGCAGGATACGTAGCACCATACGCATTCGGTATTCCAATCGTTGAAGTTCCTCTTCTAAATGAGGCACAAGACGGAGATTACTCAGGAGAAACAGGAAACCATGGAGATATCCACTTGACATTCCCAAATAACGTAGTTATTGGTATCAAGCGTGATGTATCTGTTTACCGCTTCTTCTGGCCACGCAAGGACTCTATTGAGTACACAATGTATACTCGTGTTGGAGTTCAGGTTGAACAAGCTAACGCTTGGGTAGTCGTAAAGAACGTTAAGGTTGCTTCCTAATTAATTAGGAATAACTATTAAAGGCCCCCAAATTAATTTTTGGGGGCTTTTCATTTAAATTTATCAATGCTATAATAAATGTACCTAGACAAAGGAGAAATACAGATGTCATTTGACACATTGAAAGTTACAGAGCTTAAAAAAATTGCAGAGGATTTTGCAGTTGACGTAGAGTCATTAAAGAATAAAAACGATATTATTGCCGCTCTTTCAGAAGAAGGCGTGACATGGGCAGTATACTCAAAAACAATTAAAAAGATAGAAGATGAAGCAGAAGATAGTTCTGAAGAAGTCTTACCTAAATTTGATCCAAAAAAGGATTTACCGCAAGATACAGTTTTAGTTCGTATGACCAGGGCAAATTTCCGCTATGACATTATGGGCCACACTTTTACAAGTGAACACCCATTTGTTGCTATGAAGGATCAAGATGCCCAGGCAATTTTTGATAAGGAGGAAGGTTTCCGCTTAGCAACTCCAAAAGAAGTTCAGGAGTTTTATAACTAAGCTTAACCTTTAATAAATGGAGATTCTTGTAAATACAAATTCGCCAATCACCCATAAGGTATTTTGGCAAGGAGAATTAGTTGACGCTGATTCAAACCCAACAGTTACGGTTTATGATATAACAGAGGACCCAGCAATTACTCCATCTATTAATCCTGGTACTATACTAGCAACGCTATCTACAACAAAATCAGAAGTAAATTCTGGAACATATAATGTGTACCTACCACTTAATCTTACAAATAGAAGAAGACAATTAAGATTAGTGTGGTCTTACGTGGTTGCCAGTAACAATGTAACAAAAGAACATAAAATTTATGTGCAGGTCCCGTACGCAGACATTGCACAGGCTATAGATGTTTTAGGAATAGGAACAGATCCATCTGATCCAAACTACAAAACATATGCGGAGTTACTAGAGGCAGAAAAATGGGCCCGTAAAGTAATTGAAACTTATACTGGCCAAAACTTTTATTTATACGACGATGTTCAAGTTGTCTACGGCGCAGGGTCAGATGTCCTACCACTTCCTTACAGATTGGCAGAGCTGCACGAATTGTATTCTAGAGATATACTTTTATTAGATACAATTAATGATATTAACAATACTTCGTACTCTATTCAAGTTTCTGAATCTGGATTTGGAATAAGAGTAAACCGTGCTAATATGCTTGACAACACAGTGTATGTTGCAAACGGAATGGTTTCTCCAAGTATTCACGATAACATTAATGGCGTATTTGCTCGTGGAGTTTCATATAGGGTTCAAGGACGCTATGGCTGGGAAGAAGTCCCAGACGAAATTGAGTTAGCTTGTATTGAATTGATGAGAGATTATTTTTCAAAGGATAAAACCTGGAGAAACAAGTATATAAAGAAGATACAAACATTTGACTGGAACTTTGAGTACAGTGGAGATACATTTGGTGGCACTGGAAATGCTTACGTAGACCAGCTGCTAGATGCTTATGTCTTAACACAAATGGTTGTAATTTAATATGTACGCAATCATAGACTCCGTTCTGTCTATGAAATTAGACACATATAGACAGTTTGATGCACAGGACGAAAACACAGGGGCTATTAAAAAAGAATGGCATTTTAATAGAACTTTGGCATGCCATGCAAAAGGAATAATCAGCAACTCTGCAACAACAAGAGCTGGTGACACTCAAATATTTAACAACAAATATGTTAACGATCAAATCATACAAGTAAGAACTCAAGAGAGATTAACTCTACGTGAGAAGATTACCAATATTCGTGATCAGAGAGACAGTCTTATTTGGGCAGAATTAGATTATCCAACAGAGACCCCAACCGTATTTGAGGTATTGGGCACCACTCCAATAACAGACCCATTTGGAAATGTATTGGGATATAACTCATCTCTAAAGAGATCGGAGAACCAAAGAATTGGACTCTAGCACATTACTACTTCAGGCAGCAAGCGGACTAGAAAAATTTATGGTTGGCACAAAAACCAATTCTTTAAAAGATAGCACGGTAGCCCAAATATCAGCGGCGGTATTTTATCAATCTAATGTAATGGCTAAACTGGTATCAGATAAAGACGTACAAAGAAAATTTACAAGAGTTATATTTGAGCAGATAGAAAAAGATTTTGGTGCATATATAGACTCACAGGCTAGGTCAAAGCCAAAACAATTGCATCACGTATATGAATGGAAAAAATTAGGAAACCCGACAGCGAGACTATTTAATCTAAAGATGATTGATGAAAATGGATTTTCATTTAGATTTACATATCAATATAAAGATTCTAAATCATTTGTCCCAAACACAATTAGCAAGAGAAGGCATGTATTTAAAAATAAAGCCGCTGTGATGGAAGCTGGAATGCCCCTTACAATTGCTCCAAGGGCTGCTGAGAGGCTTGTATTCGAGTCATCCTTGGGAAGTATCACCTTTATGCCCAAAGGCGCCTCAGTGACCGTAAAGAAGCCTGGGGGCGTAGCAGTAAAACAATCATTTGAAACATATTATAAAATTTTCTTTAAAGGCAATCTGGTAAATCTATCAATTAAAAGATCAGGGTTTCAAAAAATATTTGGCGCAGCAACAGCAAAAGCAATGGGTCTGCCAACTGGCATAAAGAAGGTTAGTTATTCATTCTCTCCAAATACAGTAAGATCACAAGCAGAATTGGCCGTAAGGTCATCGATAGGAATGGTGTAACATGGTAGATTATAAAGCAGACGCAATGCTAGAGGTTAGAAAATATCTTTGGGACCAATTAAAGACGGCGGGTATATTTGATGCGACTGATTACTACAGTGATAATATTGGACAAGAGATTATTCCTATTATTCCAGTCCAACAGGCTGCCGAGTTAAATCAATTCTTGAGCGGCAAAAAGCATATTGTTTACGACAAGGTCGGCCTTTCCTATGAGGATAATTGGTTAATTTGTTGTGAACAAATTCTATTTACAGTCTACTCCACAGATGTGTCTGAAATCAATGAAATAAGAAATATAATGACAGACATTTTTAGAAGAATGGATGTTGTAGGTAGAGAAATGGACAAGTCATCACTATTGTCCAATTTGTTTAAATTCTACAGTATCTACGTAGCCGATATATCCCCAATATCTCCCTCAGAAGAGCTTCAGGGGTTTTTATCAACTGACGTAATATTGGAGATTAAGTACTCTAGAATAACAGATGGGGCTGGAAGGTATATATAATTTGCCTTATGACCCGAAAAGATATATTATAAGGGTACTAGAGGAAAGAGCCTAGCCAGCTAAATTTTTGAATTTTTTTAAACAGGAGGTATAAACAAATGGCATTTAATGCTAAAAATATTATCATCGGTGCAGCACCTTTGAATATTACAACTAAAGACTCAACTGATTCTGCTTACGCAGTGGTAGAGCCAGCAGCAGCTCAGCTTAACGGAGGAGCTGCAGGATCTATGACAAAAGCTAATGGAGACATTAACGAAGCAGTTTGGTCAGCAGGTGCAGCAGCCTACACAAACGTAGGATTTACAAACAATGGTCTTCAAATTACTTACAACCCAACATACGGTTCAGTAACAGTGGATCAGCTTCTTGATACAGCAAAGCTTTTCAAGGAGTCAATGGAAGTTATGATTGCGACAGAAATGTCTGAAGCAACACTCTTCAACGTTCTAACAGTATTCGGACAAAAGTCAACATCTAAGTCAGGAACCCTTTCTGCTACACAAGCAGAGGTTCTTAACATTGCAGGTGGAGCTTTGCTAGAAGCACCAACAGAGCGTCAACTTCTTGCAGTAGGAGCAGCACCAACAGTTGCATCACCAAATACAGAGCGTGTATATTATGCACGTCGTGTATTGTCAGTGCAGCAATCACAGTTCTCTCTTGCTCGTAATAACCCAACAACATTCCCAGTGACCTTCCGTCTTCTTCCAGATACAAATTACTCTGGATCAGAATATGGTAAGATTATTGATCGCTTTAATGCGGCAGCATAATTTATTAATTTAAATTAGGAAGACCCCCTGTAAAAAGGGGGTTTTTCATTTGTATTAATAGGACCCTTTTGTTATAATAATTTAGACACTATCCAAGGAGGATAAATTGGCAACTACAGTATACGACGTAGAAGAAATCGAACTACAAAATGGGGCTAAGGTAAAACTAAAGCCTCTTACAATCAAAGAGCTAAGAAAGTTTATGGCGGCTATTCAAAAAACCGCAGATAGTCAATTAACAGAAGACCAAACATTAGACATCCTAATTGATGCCTGTGCAGTAGCACTAGAAAAGCAACAGCCAGATTTGGTAAAAGATAGAGATGCATTAGAAGATGCATTGGACGTCCCCACAATCAATCGCATTCTTGAAGTTTGCGGTGGGATTAAGATGGACGACCCAAACCTTCTAGCGGCGGCGGTTCTGGCTGGTCAGAACTAGACCTTGCCGCATTGGAAGGAGAGATTTTTCTTTTAGGTCATTGGAAAAATTACGAAGACTTAGAAGAAAATCTATCAATGCCAGAGATTATTCAGACGTTTAAGGCAATGCAAAAAACTGAATCGGAGAAAAGGAAATTCCTAGCATCGATACAGGGCATTGAATTAAATGATGAAGAAAAAGAAAAAACAGGTCCTACCTTTGAAGACATTCAGAGAAAGGCACTAGGAATAAATGCAGATGCAGAAGATGTATTATCTTTGCAAGGGCAAGTAGCTTCAGGTGCTGGATTCGGAGTTGGAATGGGGTTAGGATATGAACAGGAATAGTATAAATGGCTGATGAAAATATAGTCACGAATATCACGGCGACTAGTAATTTTTCAGATCTTATTGCAGATGTCAATAAGGTTGCAGCGTCATTAGCTAAACTTCAACAACAATTAGTAACTACAGATAAAGCATTTACAACACAAGTCTCTAAAATAAATGCCACCTTCGCAGGTGCCTTGAGCTCTAGCGGACAGTTTTCAACACACTTTGTGACTCTTGCGTCTGACGCAGAAAAGTTTGGAAAGAGTCTTGATTCTGGAAAGCTTAAGTTAAGAGACTACTATAGTACTTTAAATACACACGCTAAAACAAGTGGCGGATTAATTAGAGATCTTGCAAGACAGCAAACAGCCCTGCAGCAAGCAATCGTGCAGCCCCTTGGTAAAAATGCTGAGGGTATGCAGCGATACAATATACATGTAGCAAGAGGCTTAGATGACATAGCAAATAAAACTAAGATAGCTGGCATGGAAGCTGGAATCATGAACAAGGTGATTCAGCAAGGTGCAGGACAACTTATTAACTGGGGTAAAAATACTCAGTGGGCTGGTAGACAGTTAACAGTAGGTTTGACTATTCCAATTGTTGCATTTGGTAAAGCAGCAGCAGACGCATTTAGACAAGCAGATGCAGAACTTGTAAGATTAACAAAGGTTTATGGAGACCTAGCGGGAACAAGCGCATCAGAGCTAAGGGCAGTAAGAAAAGAAGTATCAGACACAGCATCAGAGCTAGCAAAAGCATACGGAGCGGCGTATACAGAAACAATATCATTAGCTGCTGATATAGCGGCAACAGGACAAACTGGAGAAGCATTAATTGCATCTACAAGGGAAACTACAAGACTTGCAATACTTGGAGAAGTAGACAGACAAGAGGCCATGAAAGCCACACTTGCAATTCAAACGGCATTCAAACAAAATACAGAAGAGCTTTCAGAGTCAATTAACTTTTTAAACGCAGTAGAAAACCAAACATCAACAAGCCTTGGAGATTTAGTTGAAGCTATTCCTAAAGCAGGTCCAGTAGTAAAGTCTTTAGGAGGAGACATTCAAGATTTAGCTCTTTACTTAACCGCAATGCGAGAAGGTGGAGTAAATGCATCTGAAGGTGCTAACGCAATTAAATCATCTCTTGCATCTCTCATTAACCCTACAAAAGTTGCTAAAGAGATGTTTAAAGGATTTGGAATTGACCTTGAAGGCATAGTAACAAGCAATGCTGGAAACGTAACTGCAACAATTTTAGAGCTACAAGGAGCACTTGACAAGCTAGATCCATTACAAAAATCTAAAGCAATAGAGCAGCTATTTGGTAAATTTCAGTTTGCTCGTATGGGAGCTTTGTTTAATAACTTAGGCAAGCAGGGCAGCCAGACACTACAGGTTATGGATTTGATGAAAGCAAGCAGCGAAGATCTTGCAAACGTAGCTAGTCGAGAATTATCTCAAGTAACAGAGTCTGCTTCTGGTAGGTATCGCAGAGCCGTAGAAGGATTAAAAGCAGATCTTGCATCAGTAGGTGAAACATTTTTAGGTATAGCAACAGGATTAGTAACTTTTGTAGATAAAATTGTTAACTTAATTAACAGACTCCCAGACCCAGTAAAGAAAATATTGGCTGGATTTGCAGGTCTAACAGCATTAGCGGGACCATTGATTATGTTAACTGGTCTCCTAGCAAACTTCTTTGGATATATTATTAAAGGAGTTGCACATTTTAGAGCTTTGTTTAAGGGAGCTGAAGGATGGAAATTATTAACTCCTGAAATTGTTGCAGCAAATAATGCTGCTGGTCTTATTGAAAAATCATTTTATAGCGATGCAAAAGCAGCGTTAGTATTAAAAGATGCATTGGCTGGACTTATTAATGAGTTTACAATATTGCAATCCAAAGCACAATCAGGAGCAATCTCTGTAGCACCAGCTTTATCAACAATGGCGGGCAATATTGTTATACCTGGAGGCGGACTAGGTAGAGAGGTAAATCCTCAACACCCACTATTAAGCGCAAAAGATACCAGATCAATGTCACATATGAATCCAGTAGCTGGAATGAGCGCTGAGCAAAGAGCAGCTCAAACTTTATTCGGAGTTGTTCCAGGGGCACCTAAAGTAAACAATAAAATTAAAGACAATCCACAAATGTATATGGAAGGTGATCTACCAAAGATTCCTGGCCTCACATCAGCAGGCGGAGTTTCTACTGGTGTAGTTGCATCAGAAGCAGCAAAGTTTCACTCAATGACTGGTGCTTTGGCCATGCAGTCACAACAAGAAATTGCTTTACTTAGAAAAGAAATTGCATCAACAGGATATATAACAAATGAGCTATCGGGATCGTACCAAGCCCTATTGCCAGAAATAACTAAAATTACTGGCGGGGCAGCACAACAGTCAGCCGCTATCGTAAGTCAGTTGCAAGCTGGCAAAATTAATCTTGATCAAGCAAGAGCTAAAATTGTAGCGCTTAACGCACAAATTGAATCTATGATCGCACAAACAGTTTCTTCTGTGGCTCAAACACAAGGCCGCACAGCAAATCTTTCAATGATTCCTCTAACGGGACAGCCAGTCGTAGATCCAGTTACTGGTAAATCAAATATGAAAGAATTGTTTAGACCAAGAAATAGAGGTTTATTTACAAGAATTGCACAAGGTCTTGGAGTAAAAACATTTGGCGCACCTTACAGCACAGAAACAACTAGACCTAAAAGATTTGCTGGCGGTGTTGTTGCAGCAGGTTCAAAACTTCCAAAATTTACAAATTTAGCTAAAGCTAAAGAAGCAGCAGCAATGTTAAGAGCTTTTTCTGAAAGATCAAGAATGATAGGTGGAGCAAGAACTGCAAATACAAGAGGAACTGGCAGTGGGGCTTCTACAATAAGTGCAGGAGAAAAAGGTGTTGGTAAAACTTTTGGACAAATATATAAAAGAGATAGCGCTATATATAAAGACCCAGAGTTTCAGGCATACGGAATAACTCCAACAAAAGAAGGAGAAGTATTAGTTCATGCTATGGTACCTGGATTTAGAAAAAGAACAGCCTCTCTTCCAACAAGAGGAAAGCAGTCATCTCCATCAATTCCAAAAGATAGATTTGATGAATTTGGAATTCAAACAAGTTCAAAAGCGAATGAAATAATTGCACTGCCATCTCAAATGGTTAAAAATCCACAACAATGGAATGACGCAATAAAAACAGGAGCTTCAGCAGCAGACTTCAGACCAGTATCTGGTGACGATATGGTTGGACTTTTGTTATTCTTAAAAGATCAAGGAATGGCACCTAGAGGAGCTAAACTTGTTGCTCAAAATGCGGCTGAAGTTTTAAATTATAAAATCGCAAATCATAAGGGACCGATTACAGAAGCCGTGTTTGGAAACATGGTAAACACTGCATCCACCAGAGCAATTAGATCGGGATTTATGCCAATGATGAGGCCAGTTGTAAATACATTTGGCTCTGATGCACACATGAGAAATCGTGGACTTGAACCAATGCCATTTGAAATGGGAGTCACAAAACTACCAGGTTACGGCGGAGGAGATATAATTCCAGCACTTCTTGAACCAGGAGAATCTGTCGTAACAAAAACAGCAACAGCAGGTAACGAAGGTGCAATTGCTTTTATGAATGCTGGTGGAAAAATTGAAGGATTTCAAGAAGGCGTTGTTGCAGTAGGAGAAGAAAAGCCAAACAAAGTTTCAAGAGGTTTGTCTCGTGTTGGTGGTTCTGGTCTTGTAACTGGAACAGTAGGATCAATTGGCGGTTCAATGGTTGGACAAAAATATGCTGGCGATATGGGATCATTGGTAGGAATGTTTGCTGGACCAGTAATACTTAATAGAATAGGCGCATTAGTTAAAGGTTTTGGAGCAGTAGCTAAAGCTGGAGGTGGAGCAAGAGTTGTTCTTCAAGGTCTTGCAAAGGTTGCCGTAGGTAACCCATACACAGCGTTAGCTGTTGCAGTAGCGGGTGCTGGAGTAGCCCTGTTTAAGATGTGGGATAACGCAAGA